ATCTCATTGCTGATGCTTGAAGTTGAGCATCTGGCGCGCGGTAAGGGGCTGCGTTGAGATAAGAGCCAGTTCATTACAAAGCCTATCTACGGGTGGGCTTGATAATGAAACCGGAATTTATTCTGGGCAACCAGTTACGGCAGTACAGCGAAACAACCCAAGCCAGTAAGTGGGGAAATAACACTGGCAGCCACTGAAAGATGAACCTCCTGCCTTATGGCAAAAAAGATTCTTTGTGGTGGCGGACTGATGGAAAGACATCGGATAGAATAAAACAGTGGCTAGGGTAGCTCCCGAAAAGCGGAATCGTCACCGCCAGCCACTGAATCTATGACGAACAACTAGACGAGGTTGTGATGGATGATAACGGAAACCAATGGATCAATGTTGAACACCGGCTACCAGAAAGCAAAGAAGGGATGTGGTCTAAAGAGGTTATAGCTCTTACTGATACTGGTGACGTGTTCAAACTATCATGTATGGGCTCTTACTGGCAGAGAACCAAGGAATTCATCGATTCAGGAGCAAGCAAGGTTACACACTGGATGCCGCTTAATTACCCAGATGATTAAAACGGATGAAAAATGAAAGGTCGCTCAGGCGGCCTTTTTTTTTGCCATCACAAAAGCCATTCCCTACAGAGTGGCTTTGATAATGGCTTATACCCTACACGGGATAACTTAACTGATATCCCTTTTAACGGATAAACGGAGCCAATAATGGCAGAGATTATTCCCATGACTGAAGAACAGAAATTCCAGTTAGAGATTTACAAACTGGTCATGAACCAGAACGCAGCCGCAGAAGAAGCATTTCAATTCATTGGCACTGACGAGCTGAAGCTTGAGCTATTCAAAATTCACTTCCAGTCAGGTGGCGCTAATTCAGATATCACGACCCGCACTATCGAAGCGGTGCGTAAATCGAAGGAAGCGTTAGACCTGTTCACTACAGGAGCATAAACATGGCGCGCCCAACAAAGTATCAAGAGGCGTATGCCGAACAGGCACGCAAACTGTGCTTGCTGGGCTACACCGATGCAGAACTTGCTGATTTCTTTGAAGTCAGTGAGTCAACTATTAACAAGTGGAAGCTTGATTATCCTAAGTTTTCGGAGTCCATAAAAAAGGGTAAGGCCGTCGCTGATGCAGAAGTTAGTGATCGTCTTTATCAACGCGCTATGGGCTTCGTGGCTCCAGACATCGATATTCGTGTTATTGAAAACAGAATTGTCGAAACTCCGCTTGAGAAGTATTACCCGCCTGATACAACAGCTGCCATCTTCTGGCTTAAGAATCGACAGAAGGATAAATGGCGCGACAAGGTTGATCACGAGCTAACAGGCAAAGACGGCGGCGCAATCCAGATTGAAACATCACCGATGAGCACTCTATTCGGAAAATGACCTCGATTAATCCTATCTTTGAACCGTTCATTGAGGCGCATCGCTACAAAGTCGCCAAAGGCGGTCGAGGTAGCGGTAAGTCATGGGCAATCGCAAGGCTGCTTGTTGAAGCGGCGCGTCGGCAGCCGGTGCGCATCCTCTGTGCTCGTGAACTGCAAAACAGTATCAGCGATTCGGTAATCCGGTTGCTTGAAGACACCATAGAGCGGGAAGGGTATTCGGCTGAGTTTGAAATTCAGCGTTCAATGATTCGTCATCTCGGAACGAATGCTGAATTCATGTTCTACGGCATAAAAAACAACCCGACGAAGATTAAATCGCTCGAAGGCATTGATATCTGCTGGGTGGAAGAAGCGGAAGCGGTAACGAAGGAATCATGGGATATCCTGATACCAACCATCCGCAAGCCGTTTTCCGAAATATGGGTGAGCTTTAACCCGAAAAACATACTCGACGATACCTATCAGCGATTCGTCGTAAATCCTCCAGATGATATTTGCCTGCTGACGGTGAACTACACCGACAATCCGCACTTTCCTGAAGTTCTCCGTCTGGAGATGGAAGAGTGCAAACGCAGAAATCCGACACTGTATCGTCACATCTGGCTTGGTGAGCCAGTAAGCGCAAGTGATATGGCAATCATCAAACGTGAATGGCTTGAAGCCGCAACCGATGCGCACAAGAAACTCGGATGGAAAGCGAAAGGCGCGGTTGTTTCTGCACATGACCCGTCAGATACAGGGCCAGATGCTAAAGGTTACGCATCGCGTCACGGTTCGGTGGTTAAGCGCATTGCCGAAGGTCTGCTGATGGACATCAACGAGGGTGCTGACTGGGCTACTTCGCTGGCGATTGAAGACGGCGCTGACCATTACCTGTGGGATGGTGATGGTGTTGGTGCTGGGCTACGCAGACAGACAACGGAAGCGTTCTCCGGCAAGAAAATCACCGCCACGATGTTCAAGGGCAGCGAATCGCCATTCGATGAAGATGCACCGTATCAGGCCGGAGCATGGGCTGATGAAGTCGTACAGGGCGACAACGTTCGCACTATTGGTGATGTGTTCCGCAATAAGAGAGCGCAATTCTATTACGCGCTGGCTGACAGGCTGTATCTGACATATCGGGCGGTTGTCTACGGTGAGTATGCAGACCCCGACGACATGCTGAGTTTCGACAAAGAAGCGATAGGCGAGAAGATGCTGGAGAAGCTGTTTGCAGAACTTACGCAGATTCAGCGCAAATTCAATAACAACGGGAAGCTGGAGCTTATGACTAAGGTCGAAATGAAGCAGAAGCTCGGTATCCCATCTCCTAACCTGGCTGATGCGCTGATGATGTGTATGCATTGCCCGGCATTGGTCCGCGAAGAAACAGAAATATACGTTCCCTCATCCTCCGGTTGGTAAACATGGCAGAGACATTAGAGAAAAAACATGAGCGGATCATGCTCAGGTTTGACCGCGCCTATTCTCCACAGCAGGAAGTGCGCGAAAAGTGCATTGAAGCTACGAGGTTTGCTCGTGTCCCCGGAGGTCAATGGGAAGGAGCAACGGCGGCTGGAACTAAGCTTGATGAGCAGTTCGAGAAGTATCCTAAGTTTGAAATCAATAAGGTAGCAACTGAACTTAACCGCATCATTGCAGAATACCGCAATAACAGAATCACTGTTAAGTTTCGCCCTGGTGACAGAGAGGCAAGCGAAGAGTTAGCCAATAAATTAAATGGTCTGTTCCGTGCTGACTACGAAGAAACTGATGGCGGTGAGGCTTGCGATAATGCATTTGACGACGCTGCTACCGGTGGTTTCGGTTGCTTCCGTTTGACGTCGATGCTGGTCAATGAATTCGACCCCATGGACGATCGTCAGCGTATTGCTATTGAACCAATATACGACCCGTCGCGCTCTGTGTGGTTTGACCCTGACGCTAAGAAGTACGACAAATCTGACGCGTTGTGGGCGTTCTGCATGTATTCGTTGTCACCTGAAAAATATGAGACTGAATACGGAAAGAAACCTCCTGCTTCTCTGGACGTAACGTCTATGACCAGTTGGGAATATGACTGGTTTGATGCAGATGTTATTTACATAGCGAAGTATTACGAAGTTCGTAAAGAGTCTGTTGACGTCATCAGTTATCGACATCCAATCACTGGAGAGATTGCAACATACGACAGTGATCAGGTTGAAGATATTGAAGATGAACTGGCAATAGCTGGATTTCATGAAGTGGCAAGGCGCTCAGTGAAGCGCCGTCGTGTGTATGTATCCGTAGTGGATGGTGATGGTTTCCTTGAGAAACCTCGACGTATTCCTGGTGAACATATCCCCCTCATCCCGGTTTATGGAAAACGCTGGTTCATTGATGACATTGAGCGTGTCGAAGGGCACATTGCAAAAGCAATGGATCCACAGCGTTTGTATAACCTTCAGGTATCAATGCTGGCTGATACTGCAGCGCAAGACCCCGGTCAGATCCCTATAGTTGGCATGGAGCAAATTCGTGGACTTGAGAAGCACTGGGAGGCTCGTAACAAGAAACGCCCAGCGTTCTTGCCGTTGCGCGAAGTGAGAGATAAATCTGGCAACATTATCGCTGGAGCTACCCCGGCAGGATATACACAGCCTGCGGTTATGAATCAGGCATTGGCTGCATTACTACAGCAAACCAGTGCAGATATTCAGGAGGTTACAGGCGGCAGTCAGGCCATGCAGCAGATGCCAAGTAATATTGCTCAGGAAACGGTTAACAACTTGATGAACAGAGCAGATATGGCTTCGTTTATCTATCTGGACAATATGGCGAAAAGTCTTAAACGCGCTGGTGAAGTATGGCTGTCAATGGCGCGTGAAGTGTACGGTTCAGAACGTGAAGTGCGCATCGTTAACGAAGATGGAAGTGATGATATCGCTGTCATGAGCGCACAGGTTGTTGACAGGCAAACAGGGGCTGTTGTTGCGTTAAATGACCTTTCTGTCGGTCGATACGATGTGACGGTTGATGTTGGACCAAGCTACACAGCACGACGTGATGCAACGGTTTCTGTACTGACAAATGTCCTTAGCTCTATGCTTCCAACAGACCCAATGCGCCCGGCAATTCAGGGTATTATTCTGGACAATATCGATGGCGAAGGCCTTGATGACTTCAAAGAGTACAACCGAAACCAACTGCTGATATCTGGTATTGCAAAACCACGCAATGAGAAAGAGCAGCAGATTGTTCAACAGGCGCAAATGGCAGCACAAAGCCAGCCAAATCCTGAAATGGTTCTCGCTCAGGCGCAAATGGTAGCAGCGCAGGCAGAAGCGCAAAAAGCAACTAACGAAACTGCTCAAACTCAAATCAAAGCATTTACTGCCCAGCAGGATGCGATGGAGAGTCAGGCAAACACTGTCTATAAACTGGCTCAAGCCAGAAACATCGATGACAAAGCAGTGATGGAGGCAATACGCCTTCTGAAAGATGTCGCCGAGTCACAACAACAGCAATTCCAGTCACCACCACAGTCACCGGCAGACTTAATGCCGAGTTAACCAGGAGTAATCAATGGAAAACGAACTGATCATCGACGGTCAGGTTATTGACCTGTCTGAAACACAGGAAAATGCAGAAGAAACCATCATCCAAACAGAGTCACAGCCTGAGAATGAAAGCCAGGATGACAACGGAAAAGAGATGGCAACTGATCCTGAAAAAACCGAAGAGACACCAGAAGATTACGCCTTGCGTATTGGTGATGAAGAAATTCAGCTTAACGCTGACGATGATGATCACATTGACGGGCAACCTGCACCGCAATGGGTGAAAGATCTTCGCAAAGTCTTCAAAGAAACACAGAAAGAAAACCGTGAGTTGCGACGCCAGCTTGAGGAAGCATTAGCCAAGCCTGCGGAACATCAGCAACCACAACCAGACGCTATTCCACCAAAACCGACTCTTGAGTCGTGTGATTATGACGAACAGGCGTTTGAACAGGCATTGACTGATTGGCATGAGAAAAAAGGCCGTGTCGAACAGCAGCAGCAACAAAAACTACGTCAGCAACAGGAATACCAGCAGCGTTTCCAGCAAAGGGTAGAAGCGCATAAACAACGGGCAGCCAAACTTCCTGTGAAAGATTATCAGGAAATGGAAGCCATTGTTCTTAGTGAGCTACCACCAATTCAGCAGGAAATCATCATTCACTGTGCAGACGAAGGCTCTGAACTACTCGCCTATGGCTTAGGTAAGAGCCAGCAATTACGCCAGCGTGTAGCCGCTGAGACAGATCCAATTCGCGCAGCATTCCTCTTGGGGCAGATTAGCAAACAGGTAAGCCTTGCTCCAAAACCAAAGAAAGCCATCAAGCCAGAGCCGGAAGTACGTGGTGGCGGTGCTGATGCGAAACAAGACGAATTCAACAAATTATGCCCCGGCGCAAAAATCGAATAAGGAAAAGATAAATGCCTAACAATCTCGACAGTAACGTCAGTCAAATCGTTCTGAAAAAATTCCTTCCTGGTTTTATGTCAGATTTAGTTCTGGCGAAAACCGTAGACCGTCAGTTGCTGGCAGGTGAAATCAACTCCAGCACTGGCGATAGCGTTAGCTTTAAACGTCCGCATCAATTCTCATCCCTCCGTACTCCCACTGGTGATATTTCAGGGCAAAATAAAAACAACCTGAACTCAGGTAAAGCTACGGGGCGTGTAGGTAACTACATCACTGTTGCTGTTGAATATCAGCAACTGGAGGAAGCGATCAAGCTTAACCAACTGGAAGAAATTCTCGCGCCGGTTCGCCAGCGAATCGTTACCGACCTTGAAACAGAGCTTGCTCACTTCATGATGAATAACGGTGCGTTGTCACTTGGTAGCCCCAATACTCCAATCACCAAATGGTCTGATGTTGCGCAGACGGCATCTTTCCTGAAAGACCTCGGCGTTAATGAAGGTGAAAACTATGCTGTAATGGATCCATGGTCTGCACAGCGACTTGCTGATGCGCAGACTGGTTTGCACGCTTCAGATCAATTGGTTCGTACTGCATGGGAGAATGCGCAGATTCCAACCAATTTTGGCGGCATTCGCGCACTGATGTCTAATGGGCTTGCCTCTCGTACGCAGGGGGCATTTGGCGGAACACTGACAGTCAAAACACAGCCAACTGTTACCTATAACGCAGTTAAAGACTCATACCAGTTCACTGTAACATTGACCGGAGCGACAGCCAGCGTTACAGGTTTTCTGAAAGCTGGTGATCAGGTTAAATTCACCAATACCTACTGGCTGCAACAGCAGACCAAACAGGCGTTGTATAACGGAGCCACACCAATTAGCTTCACTGCAACGGTTACTGCTGATGCTAATTCAGACAGCAGTGGCGATGTGACGGTTACGCTTTCTGGTGTTCCGATTTATGACACTACAAACCCGCAGTACAACTCTGTAAGTCGTCAGGTAGCGGCAGGCGATGCCGTATCTGTAGTAGGCACTGCTAGCCAGACAATGAAGCCAAACCTGTTCTATAACAAGTTCTTCTGTGGACTTGGCTCTATCCCACTGCCGAAACTGCACAGTATTGATTCTGCTGTTGCAACATATGAAGGTTTCTCCATCCGCGTACATAAATACGCAGATGGCGATGCCAACGTGCAAAAAATGCGCTTTGACTTACTGCCTGCATATGTGTGCTTTAACCCTCACATGGGCGGTCAGTTCTTCGGTAATCCGTAATAACAAGGGGCTTCCGCCCCTTTTATGTTTTAAGGAAACAATATGGATCGCATGAGTGTATTCCTTGCCGCAGATAACGAATCCGGACATGTACAGGCCGTTATCGCAGAAAAAGACTTCCAGTTTTTCGAAAAGTTGGGCTTTGTTGCCTCAGTTGATGAATTGAAACCGACCAGTAAGCGAGGTCGTAAGGCGGCAGACAATGGCAACAGTACTGACAAAGGGTGAGATCGTCCTTTTTGCGCTTCGTAAGTTTGCTATTGCTTCTAATGCATCGCTGACTGATGTTGAGCCGCAATCAATTGAAGATGGTGTAAATGATCTGGAAGATATGATGTCCGAGTGGATGATTAACCCCGGCGACATTGGTTACGCTTTCGCAACTGGAGATGAGCAGCCATTACCAGATGATGAGTCAGGTCTTCCAAGAAAATACAAACACGCAGTAGGCTATCAGTTATTGCTGAGAATGCTATCTGATTACAGCCTTGAACCAACTCCGCAAGTTCTCAGTAACGCCAAACGCTCATATGATGCCTTGATGACCGACACTCTGGTTGTTCCTTCAATGCGACGACGTGGAGATTTTCCTGTAGGACAGGGTAATAAATATGACGTGTTTACATCTGACCGATATTATCCAGGCGATCTCCCTCTGATTGATGGCGATATCCCAAACGCATAGGTGAATAAATGCCGATTCAGCAACTTCCGCTTATGAAAGGTGTCGGCAAAGACTTTCGAAACGCCGACTATATCGACTATCTGCCAGTGAATATGTTGGCTACACCCAAAGAAATACTCAACAGCAGCGGATATCTTCGCTCATTCCCTGGCATTGCCAAACGTTCTGATGTGAATGGTGTATCGCGCGGTGTCGAGTACAACATGGCGCAGAATGCTGTTTATCGCGTGTGTGGTGGGAAGCTCTACAAAGGCGAAAGCGAAGTCGGTGACGTCGCTGGAAGTGGTCGCGTATCAATGGCACATGGTCGGACATCTCAGGCTGTAGGCGTTAATGGTCAACTGGTCGAGTATCGCTATGATGGCACGGTTAAAACCGTCTCAAACTGGCCTGCAGACAGCGGGTTTACGCAGTATGAGTTAGGTTCTGTTCGTGACATTACGCGCTTACGCGGGCGTTATGCGTGGTCAAAAGACGGCACTGATTCATGGTTTATCACTGACCTTGAAGACGAATCGCATCCTGACCGCTACAGCGCACAATATCGTGCCGAGTCGCAGCCTGACGGCATCATCGGAATCGGAACATGGCGAGACTTCATCGTCTGCTTTGGTTCATCGACGATTGAGTATTTTTCCCTGACTGGCGCAACCACCGTTGGTGCCGCTTTGTATGTCGCACAGCCATCACTGATGGTGCAAAAAGGCATCGCCGGGACTTACTGCAAAACGCCATTCGCTGATTCTTATGCGTTCATCAGCAATCCGGCAACAGGTGCTCCGTCTGTATACATCATCGGATCCGGTCAGGTTTCACCAATCGCCAGCGCGAGCATTGAGAAAATCCTCCGCTCCTACACTGCTGATGAACTGGCTGATGGTGTGATGGAATCGCTGAGATTTGATGCTCATGAGTTGCTGATTATCCACCTTCCGCGCCATGTTCTCGTGTACGACGCATCTTCAAGCGCCAATGGTCCGCAATGGTGTGTGTTGAAAACTGGCTTGTATGACGATGTGTACCGCGCTATCGACTTCATTTACGAAGGCAATCAGATAACGTGCGGCGATAAGCTGGAATCGGTTACCGGCAAATTGCAGTTCGATATCAGCAGCCAGTATGGGCTTCAACAGGAACACCTGCTGTTTACTCCGTTGTTCAAAGCAGATAACGCCAGAGTTTTCGACCTTGAAGTTGAATCTTCAACTGGAGTTGCGCAGTATGCTGACCGCCTTTTTCTCTCTGCAACCACTGACGGCATCAATTACGGGCGTGAGCAGATAATTGAGCAGAATGAACCGTTCGTTTACGACAAACGCGTTTTGTGGAAGCGTGTCGGGCGAATAAGGAAAAATGTCGGATTCAAATTGCGCGTTATCACGAAGTCACCTGTCACTCTGTCTGGCTGCCAGATAAGGATTGAGTAATGGCGGATTCGAATCTCAATGTGCCGGTAATCATTCAGGCTACACGGCTCGACACATCAGTCCTTCCACGCAATATCTTTTCGCAGTCATATCTGCTGTACGTTATCGCACAGGGTACTGATGTTGGTAACGTGGCTAACAAGGCCAACGAGGCCGGACAGGGCGCTTATGACGCACAAGTCAGGAACGATGAGCAGGATGTGATTCTCGCTGACCATGAGCAGCGAATTTCTGCTGCGGAAGCAACGCTTGTTAATCATGAGGAGAGAATCAGCCAGGCAGAATCAACTCTTCAGGAACATGAAACGCGAATCGCTCAGAATGAAAGCGATATTGCGTCGCTTGATACCAGAGTTCAGTCGCTGGAGTCGCAGGTTTCAGACCATGAATCGCGCATCGATGCTCTGGAGTATGCCACTACTCGCAAGAAGTCAGAGGTTGTTTACTCTGGCGTATCAGTAACCATCCCGACAGCGCCGACCAACCTTGTTAGCCTGCTGAAAACGCTCACGCCGTCATCCGGCACGTTGGCACCATTCTTCGACACTGTTAACAACAAGATGGTTGTGTTCAACGAGAACAAAACCCTGTTCTTCAAGCTGTCGATTGTCGGGACGTGGCCCAGCGGAACCGCCAACAGGTCAATGCAGCTAACATTTTCCGGTTCTGTTCCTGACACGTTGGTTAGCAGTCGTAATGCGGTGACAACAACCGACAACATCTTGTTAGCTACGTTCTTCAGCGTGGATAAAGACGGCTTTCTTGCCACAAATGGCAGCACGTTAACCATTCAGTCAAATGGTGCGGCGTTTACTGCCACAACCATCAAGATAATCGCGGAGCAGTAATGATTCAGTTCAAACCAACGCGAAACATCGACCTGATCGAAGCAGTCGGAAATCACCCTGACATTATTGCCGGAAGCAACAATGGTGATGGATACGATTACAAGCCTGAATGCCGTTACTTTGAGGTTAACGTGCACGGTCAGTTTGGCGGCATTGTTTACTATCAGGAGATTCAGCCGCTGACATTCGATTGCCACGCCATGTACCTGTCAGAGATTCGCGGCTTCAGCAAGGAAATCGGGCTGGCGTTCTGGCGATACATTCTGACTAACACCACCGTTCAGTGCGTCACATCGTTCGCTGCGCGCAAATTCCGCCACGGTCAGATGTACTGCGCAATGATTGGCCTTAAGCGTGTAGGAACCATCAAGAAATACTTCAAAGGCGTGGATGACGTGACGTTTTACAGCGCCACACGCGAAGAACTAATCGACTTCCTGAATCACGGGAGATAGCTATGTTATATGCATTTAAGCTGGGCAGAAAACTGCGCGGCGAGGAACCTTATTGCCCTGAAAAAGGCGGGAAAGGTGGCAGCTCTGATAAAAGCGCAAAGTATGCAGCAGAAGCTCAGAAGTATGCCGCAGACCTGCAAAATCAGCAGTGGCAGACGATCATGAAAAACCTTGCTCCGTTCACGCCGCTTGCGGAGCAGTATGTTAACCAGCTTCAGAATCTTTCCAGTTTAGAAGGTCAGGGGCAGGCACTTAATCAGTATTACAACTCTCAGCAGTATAAAGACCTTGCAGGTCAGGCGCGTTACCAGAGTCTTGCTGCTGCGGAGGCGACGGGTGGACTTGGGTTCNACNGCCACAAGNAATCANNTNGCNACGATCGCGCCGACACTCGGTCAGTCTTGGTTATCAAATCA